CTCAGGCCGCCAGCAGCAGGGCAGCGATCGCGTCGTCTTCGTCGGCCAGCGCGGCCAGGCGGGCCTGTTCGGCCGCGAGCGCGGCCGGGGATGGGCGGGTGGTCAGGCGCGGCGTGCCGCAATCGGGCAGCCCCGCATCGATCCCGATGGCGCGCAGCGCGTGGATGCGCGGCACGAATTGCACATACCCGCCGCCATCATCCTGTGGCCGCGTCTGCGTCGAGCGGTGGGTCGCTGTCCGGAATGCTGGCGCCTGCGGTTCGCGCCTGCGTCAGGCCAGCGTTGCTGACCTTGCGCGCATCGAAATCGAACACGCTGTTCGTTTCGTCGAAAAGCTTATTCCATTTCACGATTTCCGTCAGTTGCTTTTCTGGGTCCAACCCCTGCGCCGCGACGGCATCGCCCCAGGTGCGGAGACCCATGCGAAGCATTGCCTTCTCGGCCAGCGCGTCCTTCAGCGGGTCCACCATCTCGAAAGCCGGCGGGCCCCATTCGACCGGGTAGCCGCCTTCGCGCGGCGCCAGCACGCCCGCGCGCAGCGCGGCGGCGATCCAGGCGTCCCAGACCGGCTGGCACCAGCGCGGGATCAGCAGCAGCCATTGGATCTGTTCCAGCCGCCGCTTGAAGGCCAGCCGCCCGGCGCGCAGGCTGCTGTAGTTCGCCTGGGTCAGGTCGCCGGTCAGCAGGTCATAGGTGATGCCCCAGGCCGCCGCGATCGCGTGCAGCTGGTGGCGCGCCAGGTCCGAAAAGCCGCCGACGCCGGACGGCATGGCGAATTTCACATCCTCGCCGGGCAGCAGGCGTTCCACCATGCCGGGGCTGAAGCTGCGGACGGGGTCCGCGCCGCCTTCCGGCACGGCTTCCAGCGGGCCGCGCCCGGCGGGCTGGCCGCTGGTGACGAAGGCCGCGAGGCACGCCTGGACCTTGGCCTGGTGCAGCGCGGCATCTTCCAGCTCGTCCAGGTCGCGCAGGCGCAGCAGGAAGGGCGCCAGGTCGGGCACGCCGCGCAGCTGGCCGGGGCGGTCCTGGCGGAACAGGTGCAGCACGGCATCAGCCGCATAGACGCGCACGTGGCCACGACGGCCGCCGAATTCCTCGCCCGGGTGTTCTTCCAGCAGGTGATAGGCCAGCGGCGCACCGCCGGCCGACAGCTCGATCCCCTGGCGGATCCGGGTACCGGATGCGGTGGAGCCTTCCAGGTCTTCCTCGAGGAGATCGGCTTCCACGTTCTGCAGCAGCAGCGGCACGCGGATGTTGCGCCGGCGCATCTCCGCCGGGCTGGCGGGCAGCTTCAGCGTCAGGGCTTCGCCATCCTGCGCCCGGGCGCGGGCCACCTGCGCCATCAGCCCGGCGAAATCCAGCCGGCCGCCGATGTCGCAGCCCTTGGCCCAGGCTTCGAATTCCGTATTCACCTGGCGGTCCAGATCCGCATCGCCGGTGCGGCTGCGCGGGGTGATGCCGTAGCCCACCTGGTAGGCCACGCTGAGATCCAGCCCCGCCGCCGCCCAGGCGTTGTTCCGCACCAGGTCCCGCGCGCGGTTCCGCAGTTCCACCAGCGCGCCTTCCACCTCGGCCTGCGGCCCGGTGCCATCGGCGCGCCAGCCTTGGGTGCGGCGGCTGCGCCGCGCGCCCTCATACCGCGCCTGGACTTCGAACAGCGCGGCGCGCTGCTGCGCCCGGCGCAAGGCCCAGCGCGGCGACAGCGTCGCGATCAGGGTGTCGAGCACGGCCATTATCCGCGCGCGAAGCTGGTGAAGGTGGTGCGCTGGAACGTCGCGGCCTGGACGCGGCCTTCCAGTTCGGCGGCGGCCTTCAGCAGCTGCTCGGGCGTCGCGTACTTCACCGTGCGGCCGTCCGCGAAGCGCACTTCCACGACACCGCGGGCAGCGGAATCGCGCATCGCGTCGATGTCTGCCTGGGTGGGGGGCATGGTGGGATCTCCTCAGAACCAGTCGCGGCGGCGGTCGAACCAGCCGGCCTGGCCACCGCGCGCGGCGGCGGCCTGCGCCACGGCGGCGCGGTTGGCGGCGTCCGCCGCTTCCTCCGCCTTGCGGCGGGCAGCGGCTTCGGCTTCCGCCTTCAGATCGGGGCCCAGGACCTGCAGCAGGTCGCCCTGGGCGTCTTCGGGCGGGGCCAGGCGTTCGGCCGCCAGGGCAGACCAGTCGGCTTCCGTCAGGCGATCGGCGTCGAAGCGGGCCAGGGCGCGGGTGTAGACCGCCAAGTCCCATTGCTCGTTCGCGCCGAGCTTCCGCCACACCGGCCGCTGCTGGCCGCCACGGATCTCCATCACCAGGGCCTCGGCCGTCAGCGACTGGAAAAAGGCGATGTCCAGCCCGCGCGGGAAGCGCATGGCGCCGCGCGGCCAGGCGCCGCTGTTCGTGTCCGGGCCCTGCACCGTCAGCGCCAGGGCCGTGGCCAGTTCGGACTTCAGGTCCCAGGTGCCGACGGGCCACAGCAGGATCTGGCCGATCTTCCGGCCATCCGCGTCCACATCCTGCACCGATGCGCTGCCGACCGGCGGCAGGCCCCATTTCGGGCGACCGTCCAGCGCCATGATCTGCGGCCGGCGCTGCGCGGCGTGGCGGCGAACGTAGCGATAGACCGCCTGGGTGCGGAAGCCGCTATCCACCCCCCAGCGTTCGGGCCGCCACTCGCGCCCCCAGGCATCGGGCCAGGACCGCGTCAAGATGGCGTCGTGGTCGTCCCACACCGCCGGCAGGTTGGTGTCGCCGACGATGATGCCGCCGTCGATGTAGTATTGCGTCAAATTCCGGTCGAAGCCGTAGACCGCCCATTCCAGGCGCTCGGCCTGCACGTCCGTCGCACCTTCCAGCCACAGCACGCCGGGCGGGATGCGGCCCAGCGGGCGATCTTCCGTGCGTTCGCGCAGCACTTCCGGCTTCGGCACATCCAGCGCGGGCTTGTAGGCCCGGCCCAGCCATTGCTGGCTGAAGGACTTGGCCTTGCCGGGATCGGCGCTGCTTTCCTCCGCCAGTCGGGCGACATGCGACCAGTCGGCGAAGGGGGAATAGAGGCCGTTCAGGCGGAAGCTCGGCTTGAAGCTGACCAGCTCGGGGCGTTCGTGGTCCCAGGCCCCGTCGGCCAGCATGCGGCGCTTCGCGGCGTGGGGGATCAGCACGCCGCAGGCTTCGCAGGCGTAGGTGGCGGAGCCTGGATCGTTTGCCGTCCAGCGGAGCTGTTCGAATTGCAGTTCCTGGCGGCGGCCGCAGTCCGGGCACGGCACCAGGTAGCGGCCGCGGCTGCCGTCTTCCCACATCTGGGTGATGCGGCATCGGCCGCCGGGGCCGGGATCCCCGGCTTCCAGGCCGGGGGTGGAGACGGCGATGATCTTCTCCCGCCCCGTCCAGGCGATGGTGCGGGCTTCGGCCTGCGCGACGGGGTCGCCTCGGCCGCCGGCATCGGCGGGGAATTCCGCGACTTCGTCCATGACGATCACGCGGCGGGTGCGGGATTGCAGGCCCTTGGAGCTATTGGCGCCGGTCAGTTCGAGCACGCCGCCCGGAAACCGCTTCCGCATGATGGTGCTGCCGGTTTCGTCACGGGCCACCAGCTCGGACACGCGGGCCTTCACCGCGGGCGTGTTGCTGATCAGCGGGTCGAGCTTGTCGCGATTGAAGTTCTTCGCCTCATCGACCGTGGGCAGGACCCACAGGATCGTGGCGGGTGTCTCGGCCATCATCTGGCCGACGGCGTTCAGCTCGGCTTGCGTCTTGCCGCATTGCGCGCCGGCCAGCAGCACGACGCGGCGGGACGGGTGGTGCAGCGACATGCACGCCATCGGGTCGCGCAGATACGGCGTGCGGTTCGTGTCCCAGCGGCCGGGGTTCGGGCCTTCTTCCTCGCCCAGGACGCGCTGGGCGTCGGCCCATTGGTCCACGGTGCGGCGGGGCGGGGGCTCGGTGCCGCGCGCCCAGGCGGCCTGGACGGCCGCCCGCGCGTCAGGCAGGCCCTCGAAGGGCATTGTGCATCTCCGTCAGGGCGCGTTCCAGCGCCAGCACCAGGTGGCCGCGGATGGCGGCTTCGTCGGGCAGCAGGGCCAGCTCATGCGCGACCTGGTCGGGGACCATCAGGATGCGGGCGCGCAGGTTGCGGGCCAGGTCTTCCTGGGCGCGCTGGACATCCTCGCGGTCCAGGACCTCGCCGCGCTGCTTGGCCAGGGCAAGCTCGGCCAGCTGGGCGTCGGCGGCCAGCTTGCGCGCCCGCTCGGCGGCCAGGACAGGGGCGTCCGGGTCGAAGGCGGCGGGGGCAGCGCGGGGCGCGGCCTTGCCGGTGGTTTGCAGCGCCGGGTCCAGGCCGCCACGCAGCGCGCGGTAGTCGTCCAGCTCGACCAGCCCATCGGCGCCGACCAGCCCGGCCGCGCGCACCTGGCGCGACACGGTGGACTTGTGGACGCCGCAGGCCGTGGCGATGGCCGTGATCTTCAGCCGGGGCATCCGTCGCCCCCCGCCGTTGCGGGTTGCCGCAACCCGCGTTGCGGGGTTGCACCCTTACGAAACCCCTTCACTACCTTTCCGCTGGCGCGCGAACCACTGTGCGGCGGGGACGGCGGGAGGGACCCACGATGCGGGCTCATATCGGGCCTAGCAGGGGCTGGAGGCGGGAGGCCGGCACCCACAGAGGCAGCACGCATCCGTCGATCTCGACCCGCGCCTGCACCGCCCCATGCCGCCGCCGCACATCGGAGACCGCGCCGACCTTGCCCGCCGCAGGCCCACCGACCAGCCGCACTTCCGCGCCGATGGCGACCAGCTCCGCGACCGGATCATGCACCGCCTGGATCTCCGCGCCGCGCCGCGCGATCGCGACCCGCAGCGCATCGAGCATCCGTTCCGGCACCGGCGTCGGCCGCAGAGGGTCCGACAGGTACAGCACGCCGCGATCCCGCACCGGATGCAGGCGATTGATCGCCCCCCAGCCATCGGCGACCACATCGAATGCGGCGAACAGGTAGGGCGCGCAAAGCGGCCGGAGTTCAAGGCCACCCGTCGGCAGCAGCACCGGCACCATCGGCAGGAAGGTCGCGAAGCCCAGCGCCTGGATGGCCAGCGCGGCGACCTGTTCCTGCCGGTTCTTGGCGGCCACCGCATACCAGCGCCGGCCGCCCATGCTCCCGCAGTCCGCAGGGTTGAGCCCT